GAGCCCAGCAACAATGATTCATCTTGGGAAAATCAAGACGGCACAGATCCTATTATCAAAGCCAACTCTATTGTAGAGTGGACTGGACATAGATGGGCCACAATATGGGATCCAGATCAAAATACCTTAGAGGCTGCAGATATACTAGGTGAAGAATTTAGTCCTACACACATCCAAAATATACGCACAGGTATCAAATACAAATGGGATGGTACTCAATGGATCAAGGCCTTTGAAGGTGAGTACTTGCCAGGAGAGTGGAACTTCAAACTCGCCGGCGGATAAGTACTGGCATGCAACAGCGTGCCGGATTATTATTCTTAGCTAAAACCACAGGTCGTATACTGTTGATCCTAGACGACGAGCGGTGGACTGTGCCCACATTTCAGCGTAATCACAGTCTCTTAGAAGATGCAGATGAACTATTAACCCAATATGCACAGGGCCGTATAGTTCCTATTGAACTGTATCTATCTGAAGATCGTGGTTTTGAATATGGCACATATGTGTGCGTGGTTGATCAAGAGTTTTTGACTCTAGCATCAAAGACTGTATGTTGGGCAGAGTTAGATTACTTACCCAAACAACTACATTCTGGACTACGCACCACATTAAATAATCAAGTAATACGTGTAAAAATAGAAACTGTAATGGAGTTAATAAAAAATGCTGCAACAAACTGACAGATTTAAAAACGACCTAGATCGATACAATAGTGCTATAGATAAAATTTCCAATGAACAGGAAAAATTAGCAGCAAAAAAATTGCTCAATGACTTGATCTATGAAGTTAAAAACATGGACAACATGTATGTAGACATGGTTTACGCCAAACAATTACCTACCATGGGTAATGACATGCGTGAAAAAATAGTGTCTATTAGAAAAAAATTAGAAACTAAAATTAAAGATTGGACCCAATCTTAACAAGAATACATGACTAGTCTTCTGAGAATATTTTTGATATGACCGACTCAAATAATGAGAAAATTCGCATTGTAATAGTGGGCGGCGGGACAGCCGGCTGGCTCACAGCATTCTCAATTTCGACTATTAGAAAAGATGTTGCTTGTATCTCAATAGATAGTTCTAAATTAGGGGCAATCGGAGTGGGGGAAGGAACTACTGGTTTATTTTTAGACTATCTCACTGATCTAGGATTAGACTTTGACGAGATAATTAGAGAAACAAATGCTTTGCCAAAATATGGAATTAATTTTATCAACTGGACCGGAGATCAATCCAGTTATATTTCGCCGATTGATGGGTCGTATTTTCCAAGCAGTGCGCTTGACACACTATTTTTTGGTTCGCTTGCTTTTGATAAAGATATAAATTTGACCAGCCGGTGTTCGACATTAATTAAAAATAAGTCTACTGATTTGTTTTTAACGAATGGAAAAGTTTCAAAAAAGTTTTCTTATCCTGCGTTACATCTAGATACATTTAAAACCATCGAATATCTTAAAAAGAAAAGTATGAATAATGGTTGTGAATTTGTTGACAGCGAAGTTGTGTCTGTAAATCTAGACACCGCAGGCAATATTCAATCGCTATCTATGAGTAACGGTAGTACAATTTCTGGAGATTTATTCATCGACTGTACTGGATTTGGTCAAGTGTTAATTAGCAAACTTAATCCTACGTGGATCGACTATTCTAACTATCTCCCAGTCGACTGTGCATTAACTTTTAAAGTTGATAACGACTCTGCTGAAAAGAACTTGTATACCACTGCCACTGCACTTAATGATGGCTGGATGTTTGAAATTCCTACTAGGCAACGGATCGGAAGAGGCTACATTTATTCTAGCAAGTTTGCAGACGAACAAAAGATTATTAAGGAACTAGAAGATAGGTTTCAATCAAACATTCACAAAGTTAAATCTATTAAATTTGATTCAGGCAGATTAAAAAATTCTTGGGTTAAAAATTGCATAGCTATAGGTCTATCATCGGCATTCTTAGAACCATTGCAGGCCACAAGCATTCATTGTACCATAATACAAATTAGAGATTTTATTTTAAATTGTCTTGCTGATACTGCTGATAACAGCTTGGATCCTGTTATTGTGGAATCTCATAATAACCGAATTTCTAAACTTTATCAAGGAATGGTTGATTTTATATCTATGCACTATAGCGGGGGGCGAACGGATACAGAATTTTGGAAATATATTTCAAATAATGTAAAACGAACTCCCAAAGCATCTGAAATAATTCATTTATCAACTTGTAGATTGCCTCGTCAATGTGACTTCGATGTCCATGTGGGATTTGCCGGTCCTAACTTGTGGAACTATTCGCTTAACGGACTTGGTCATTTTAAAAAAGATGTTTTAGAAAAAATAACAAGGCTGGCAAATATAAATCCAAGTTATATTAATAATGCAATTGCACATTATTACAAGGAAACACAGGTACTAACTGCTGGCTGTTTTAATATAGATCAACTGATTAACGAATTAGAAAAGAAAGCATAATGACTACACACCATTTTAACAACCTAGGGTTTTATGAAACGACTCTAACTCTCGAACAACTGCAACCAGTCTGGGATGAAATTAATGAAATTCAAAAAGACTTTGATAGCGCAACACCCTTTCATTCGGGACTTGTTGGATTAATTAAAAAAGAATATCTATTAGAAAAATGTCAGACACATTTAGAAAATATTGTGTTGCCTCATATTTTTGACTATCATAAAGAATTTGCATATCCTGGAAATTTATCGTTAACTCGAGGAAATCATAAACTAGCCATCGATTATCCGTGGGTTAATTTTATGAGCAAACATGAATCAAATCCCGCTCATAATCACAGCGGTATTATGAGTTTTGTTATCTGGCTTAAGATTCCATACACTATGGAACAAGAGCATGCTCACTTGTCAGAGTTAGATCCGAATAAAAATGCCGCAGGTGCGTTTTCATTTGTTTATACTAACTCTGTTGGGCAGATTCAACAAACATTTTTACCTGTTGATAAAACATGGGAAAATAAATTAATTGTATTTCCTGCTGCGATGACTCATGCGGTTCATCCGTTTTTTAGCAGTGACGAATATAGAATTTCAGTAGCGGGTAACTTTATCTTGGAAAGCTGTTAAGATGAAAAATAAAAAAATTACAATTGTTGGTGGTGGTACTGCTGGATGGTTAACTTCACTGTATATACAAAAACTATTACCGTATGCTAACATCACCGTTATTGAAAGTGACGAGATAGGAATCTTAGGTGCCGGCGAAGGGACAACACCTAACATCATTGACTGTTTAAATTTTTTAGATATTGACTACAAAGATGTTATCAAAGAAACACACGGCAGTTTAAAAATAGCTATAAAATTTGAAAATTGGAATAAAGAACAGTCTTATTATTATCATCCTTTTTTAGTAACTAACCCACAACTATCAGAATTTAATTATGGGCTGAGTCATATTAACGATCAGGGTGGGTTCTTAAGCTACAGCATGATTGCAAATAATACAACTGTTGGTCGCAATACCGCCTTTTGCCACTATGCCGATAACAACAAAAGTCCGTTTTTCATGCATGATGGCAAACTAACTAATGTCGGGCTATTTGCGTTACATTTTGATGCTAGACTATTAGCCAAATATTTAAGATCTGTTGCCGAGTCTCGAGGAATTGATCGAGTCGAAGGAAATGTTAAAGGCTTTAATGATAGTGATGGATTTATTAATAAGATTACTCTAGAAAATAACTCTACCGTTGAGTGTGATTTTGTTTTTGACTGCTCCGGGTTTCAGAGATTAATTATTGGAAAATTTCATAAGTCACGATGGAAAAGCTACAAAGAGTTTCTTCCGGTAGATTCAGCTTTAGCATTTTTCTTACCAACAGAAACCACTACTAACCCGTATACTACTGCCACAGCAATGAAGTATGGTTGGATGTGGAAGATTCCATTACAGCATCGAATCGGTTGTGGGTATGTTTACGATAGTTCATTAATCGATGAACATCGAGCCAAAGCAGAGATTGAACAAGAACTTCAAACAGACATCGAAGTAGTAAAGATTTTTAAATTTGATCCTGGATGTTTTGAGGAGACATGGATTAAAAATTGTATATCCATTGGTGTGTCAACCGGCTTCACCGAACCGTTAGAAGCAACTTCAATAATGTTAGCAATTAAGAGTTTAGAAACTTTTAAAAACTACATTATAGGTATAGACAATTTTAATCAAGATATCGTAGATCAATATAATACTCAAATTTTAGATTTTAATAATCATATCATGGAGTTTTTATATGCGCATTATCTAACTGATCGCACCGACACTGCATTTTGGAAAAAGTTTTCAGGTAAAAATGCACCTAAAAATCTATCAACAAAACTAAAAATATGGGATCATAAACCAATAACCATAGACGACAGTCGAACTTTTCAATTCTTCGGTCCGAGTAACTGGATGTGTGTGTTGGACGGATTAGGAAAATTAAAACCAGAAATATATCAACATCATTTGACGTTGCTTGATTTGACTAATAATTATGCCAGCGACAATGTTAAGTTAAATTTATCTATTTTTAACAGCGAAAAAATGATGATTGGTCATCAAGAATACTTAAATTATATTAATAGCTTATGATAAAAAATATTAAAAATATTGTGGTTGTCGGGGGCGGCAGTGCTGGGTGGATGTCTGCATCTGCATTGATACGAGCATTTCCAGATTTTAATATCACAGTAATTGAAAGCCCAGATATTCCCATAGTTGGTGTTGGAGAGAGTACACTGGGCGGAATTAAAAAGTTCTGCCAATATCTTGATATTGACGAAAAAGATTTTATTGCTTATACAGGTGGGTCTTTTAAAATTAGTATTAAGTTCAGTGATTTTTATGAAAAGGACTACGGATCTTTTCATTACCCTTTTGGAAGCCCATTGCTAAACAACCAGTCAGCAAGCACACAAGATTGGCTGTTAAAGAAGGCAGTTTATCCTGAGATTCCAACCGACGACTTTGTTGATTCCTATTTTGCTTCAGCAGCATTATTCAAAAACAATAAATTCACATTATCGGATATTGATAATTTTAATCCAAAATCAGATGCTGCTTATCATTTCGATGCAACAAAATTCGGAGCGTGGTTACGAGATCGATATGCTTGTCCTCGAGGTGTTACGATTATTCAAGACACTGTTGAGAAAATAAACGAAAACGACAATGGTATTAAGGAGTTAGTATTAAAGTCCGGAGCTACAGTAACGGCAGATTTATTTGTTGATTGCACTGGGTTTAGTAGTCTACTACTCGGGGGATGTCTTAAAGAACCATTTATATCTTTTGAAGATAAATTGCCGAACAATAGAGCGTGGGCAACTCGAATACCGTTTAAAGATAAAGTAAAAGAACTAGAGCCGTTTACGCATTGCACTGCAATCGACAACGGGTGGGTTTGGAATATTCCGCTATGGGCAAGGATCGGAACCGGGTACGTGTACAGTGATAAATTTACCACTCCGGAACTCGCTAAGGAAGAATTTAAAAACTATCTAATGTCAAACAAAATGATATGTCCTAGAACCAAAGAAGAGGTTGACAATTTAGAGTTTAAAGATATAAAAATGCGTATAGGTATTCATCGTCAGACCTTTGTGAAAAATGTTGTAGCCATCGGACTTAGTGCAGGATTTATTGAACCACTAGAATCAAACGGGCTGTTTACTGTTCACGAGTTTTTATTTAAATTAATTAAGACACTGTTGCGTGGCTCTGTAACGCAGTGGGATCGAGATGTATACAACACCGCAACCTATTTAGAATATAACGCATTTGCTGAGTTTGTGGCATTACATTACGCATTAAGTATTAGAAACGACACTCCGTATTGGAAACACAATACTTCAAAAGTCTATGATCCCGATATGGTTTTTCAAAATCAGCAGAATGCCTCGGCATTTAATCAATTGCATAATAATAAAATGTGGGCGACACCGCCAAAAGAAATTGCCGGTATCACGTATGTTGCTGTCGGTATGAATTATTTTATTCTAGACAAAGTAAATCAAGTGGTGTATGAAAACGATGCCGGCGTCGACTTTAAGATTAAATATCATCAAGTATTTGACTCGTTAGAAAAAAGAAAAAAACGATGGAGCGCCTTGGCAGAAAAAGAACTAACTCTATATGAGTTTTTGAAACAAAATTATTACAAAGAATAATATGAGAATACTTGGAGTAAGCCCACTACATGACAGCTCTGTTGCAATTATTAACAACGGAGAAATTGAAGTATTTTATAAAGAAGAACGCCTCTCAAAGAAAAAAAGAGATGCAAATCCTTTTCTTGCGGTTGAACGAGCAATACAAGAAGCCAAAGGCCCCATCGACGGGGCTGTTGTCGGAGCGCCTGCGTGTGATCATCCTGAATTAGTTACTTGGTTAAATTACTTAAAAAAGAGAGCAAACGTTCCAGTGGTTCTCGACCTATCGAAAAATCATCATGTACAGCATGCCAGTTTAGCTTTTTATAACAGCGGGTTTGACAAAGCAGCGATAATAGTTATTGACCGAAGCGGAACTGTTCATGCTGATTCTTTAAGAGAGTCCGAATCAATTTACGCGGCAAGTTATCCGGCAAACTTTGTTGAAGTGTATAAACAATACTGGCAAGATGAATTTAAAAGAGAATCTCTAGAGTGGCTCCAGCGTCAAAGTGATAATACCAAATGTGAATATTCTAGCAAGAGTTTATTTGGTGTAGTTACTGTGTATGAAACAGCAACTACTCTTATCGAACAGCATATTTTAGAAAACGGAAAGACCATGGGATTAGCTTCATACGGCAATCCGATGGAAAATCCTCCTAAGTTATTTTCACACGATAACATTCCGAATGACATGTTATTTGAAAGAGAGCCGCTTGACGGGTACTGGAGGGCAGCTAATCGAAAACTTAGAAAGCATTCTCAGCGATTTATAACAAAAGAAAACTATCAAATGTACGCAGACTACGCTTACCAGGTACAAAAGCAAACACAAGAAGCAGTGTGTTCGTTGATTAGAAAAGCGATTGAGAAAACAAATTTAAAAAAGATTTGCATAACAGGCGGCTATGGATTGAACATTGTCGCCAATCATTATTATACTACACAGTTTCCCGATGTTGAATTTTACTTTGAACCGCTGGCAGACGACTCCGGCAATAGTATAGGGATGGCAATGTTGTATTATCGCATGGAAACGCAGGATTCTACTATTAGAAAAATAAAAAATACATTTATACATGGAAAACCTGCAGATTTGTCAATGGTGGAAGGTTCCACTTGCTCGATTATTGATATAGCTAGGTTACTTGCTGATAATAATAGTGTCGGAGTGTATAACGGTCTCGCAGAAAGCGGTCCAAGAGCACTGGGCAATCGAAGTATTCTGTTTAATCCGCTTAATCCAGATGCCAAAGATATTGTAAACAAAATTAAAAATCGTGAATGGTACAGACCGTTTGCAGCTATGGTACTTAAAGAAGATGCTTCCATGTATTTTGATTTAGGGAATATCAAAGAGTGTCCGTTCATGACTATTAGTTTTCCTGTTTTAGAAAATGCAAGAGAGTTAATATCTGGAGTAGTTCATGCTGACAACACATGTCGTATACAAACAGTATCGGATGAAGACGGACACATATACGAACTGTTAAAAGAGTTTAAGAAAGTATCAGGACACGGAGTATTACTTAACACTAGTTTTAATCTAGCTGGACAACCGCTCATCGAAGAACCAAATGAAGCATTAGAAATATTGCATAAATCTAATCTTGACGTTGTATGGTTCCCCGAAATTAACAAAATGGTAGGGAACTAATATGGCAAAATACACTGTAATAAGGAATCTAATTAGAGAAGACATTTGTCTTGAAATGTCTAAACAAATGTGGCTGGAGGAAAGAAAACGCCCCGGCATATTCGGAGATGCTCTTTGTCCAACTACATCGTCTTTTTATAATTTGTATCCTTCAATACTAGCATTATGCCACTCGTCGGTTGAAAAAGCAGTTGGGGAGGAAATTATACCTAGCTACAACTATTCGAGAATATATCGAAGAGGCGATGATTTAAAAAAACATGTTGATCGAGAATCTTGCGAAATAAGTTTCACAGTCACATTGGATTATCCATCATCGCCGTGGCTGTTTTATTTTGATGACAACGGTCTTGAAAAAGAAATAATCTTATATAAAGGAGATTGTCTTATATACGAGGGATGTACAACCAAACATTGGAGACACCCGATGACTCATCAGGATTGGCAGACACAGGGATTTTTTCATTATGTTAGAAAAAACGGTCAGCATGCAAATCACGCTTATGATCAAGTCTTACTTAAAAGGATGGACCACATGGGTGTAGTACTTAACAACGATGCTATTTTATGAACGAATCTTTAAATTTAGTAGCTGTTGAAAATCTGTTATCGGCACAAGAGTGTGACCTGCTTATAAAACATTTAGACCGTGATTATGTGGCAGGCGAAACTGAAGATAATTCATCCCAAGCAAGAGTTGTTGAAATATCGACAACGACAATTCCTAACGAATTAATTGAAAGAATTGTTAACATAGTTTCAAAACTAAATTTAAAGCATTATAATTTTAACATAACAGGATTTCATCCTTGCGATCCTGTACTAATGTTTAAATATACATCAACGAATAATGCTCATTACGATTGGCATAACGATTTTGTTTACGACGAAGGCTCTACTCGAAAATTAAGTTTTTCAATCCAGTTATCAGACCCTCAAACTTATAAAGGTGGGTCTTTGCAATTTATTCCTAATATAACTCACTCATGCATTGATCAAGGATCGATAGTGGTATTTCCCTCTTACCTTGCGCATTGTGTAATTCCGGTTACAGAAGGTAATCGATACTGTATTGTTGGTTGGGCGCATGGCCCTGCGTTTAGGTAATTAAAAACACCACATAACCCACGTATATCTAACACCTTTAGTTACAGGTGTTACTTCGTGTGGCCAAGGAAATGCCGATGGAAACACCAGAACACTGTTAGTCGGCAATTTATAAGAAACAGATTCGCCGCCTAAGTTAAAAACAAGCTCGCCTCCTTCATAATTATCGTTTAAAAAACCAATAATACTGAGTATCGGAATTCCTTTATAGTATCCATCAAACACTGAATGTATGTGATCAAAATGCATTTCCATTTTTTGACCTTCGGAATATTTGTTAAAGCGAACTCCGGACGCTCCTCGAATTGGCACTTCAAATTCTACAGAATATTGATAGACAACTTTCTTTGCCCACTCAGTTACAATGTCTTTGATTTTTATATCTTCGCAGATTACCGTGTCCATATTTTGATATGCTGTAACTGTTGCATGATTGTCGGTCCAAGACCCAGGCGTTGTCTTAGACGACTCCAGCAGTGTTAGCACTCTCGAATCGTCTTCAACATTATATACTTTGATATAATCTTTCAGTAGTTTCATTTTTTAGAAAAATATTTCTGAGCCACACTGGCTATAGCTTTATAATTTGGAATAAATGTATTATGTCTTCTATACTGATGAAATTGTGACCAAGATTGTTCTCTAACTGTAGATTCACGGACTTCAAACTCACCGTCTGACAGTTTCACTGGTAATAGAAAGCACAAGGGAGTTCCCGCCTTGATTAATTCAGTTCCGTTCAAGACATGCCAAAATAAGGGAATAGTTATTTGGTTATTAGTGTTAGGATCAAAAATTCCAGTACAAGATGAAAATCTAGTTTCGTCTGTATACGGTATATTTGTTTGTAATAAACTCCAACCTTTTGGTAATTTTACACTCCAGCCTGTTGTAATTTTAACAATGTCTCTATGACAAGCCCTAGCCTCGATTACACAATTATCATAAAAGTCAGTAAGATTTACTGGATCGTGTGTTTGAATTGATTCTTGATTGCCTAAAAAAATATCTTTATTTGGAAATACTGCATCGGTGTATCTACCATTGGAAAGCGGTGTGGAAGAGGTAGTTACTTTAAAGTCGTACCATGTACTAACTATAAATCCGTGTTTAAAAGGAGTAAAAATTCCAGGACAGCGTAGCGTATTAACACAGTCGGGTTTTTTATTTTTAAAAAACGCTTTCATGCGTTCTGCCCAATTAAATTTAACCTGTCTCGCTGATTCGATTGGGTGCGAATATAGTGCATTTACATTATCAGAATAAAATTCAATTTTTTCTTTTTTCTTAAAGAACATTCGGATTCCTAGTAAATGTACAACCCTTTCTATAGAAAAAACTTTCTTGTTTTTTTTTAATTTCGGCAGTGGATTCTAAGCATTCTCCGTTAGCATTAAACGAAGAGTCAGGAATAGGAATTAGTTGGCATAACGGAGTACCTGCTTTGATTAACGTTTCTCCTTTGGTGTAATTCCAAAAGAGTTGAGGATTTACTTCTACTAAAGACCCCGATTTTAACATCCCAGTTGAACACTGAAATCGAGTTTCTCCAGAATAAGGAGTTGGTATCATTAGTAAATTCCATCCTGGCGGAATATCAACTACCCACGGCATGGTTATCTTTACCAGAAGCTTTGAGGTGTATTCAGGCAACGGGATAGATAATTCCGGAGACCCCATATTCATAAACTTTATTAAATCTCCAGGAGGAATTGCTTGCGAAATTGCACCAGGTAATGTTGATGGTACTTTCCAACTAGCAGTTTCTCGATTGTTTGCTTCTATTATAAAATCAAACCATGAAGTTACGATCCATCCAAGTTTTCCTAGTTCGTTTATACCAGGACATTTGCTGACACTCGAAAGTTGATGTCCAAAATTAGAAATTGTACTAGTTTTTTGTTTGTAAGCATCAACAGCTGATTTCATCCAACTAGGCCTATTAGCTGTTGCTGGAATAATCGGAAACATTTCTGTAACGCCAGGCACAGAAGAGTAAAATTTAAATTTTGGTTTATTAAAGAAATACATACTAATTAGTTTCTTAGAAATTTACAGGCTTTTTCAAAAAAGTAGTGATCTTGTTTTTTAATTTGTTCAGGTGTGTAATCTAAACATTCAAAATCAAAGTTAACTGTCTCGTCGGGAATAGGAATTAATTGACACAGGGGAGTTCCTGCTTTGACCAATTCAGTTCCGTTAAACTGATGCCAAAACAGTTGTGGGTTAATTTCGCGATCGCCTTGTCGTAAAATTCCTGTTGACGAAGTAAATCTTATTTCATCTGAATAGCTTACTGGACATAGTAATAGACTCCATCCTTTGGGGATTTCAACTGCCCAGGGTGTTGAGATTTTAATTAGTGTGTCTAACGACTGTGGGGGTTTAGGAATTTGCATTTGAGGCAATGACAAATTCATGAAATTAATTAATTTTTTTCCGAATACCGGATGTTTAGTAGTTGTTTCTTCGACTAGTGTTGGTGGAAGTCGATAGCCTACAGATTTTCCATCATCGGTTGTGTCTATAATAAAATCAAACCACGAAGTTACTATCCAACCAGTTTTACAAGCATTAAAGATTCCTGGACATTTGATTACTCCGCTGAACGGCTTTCCAAAATTATTAATGTTATCTACAATAGTTTTATATGATGCTGCAACCGGAGGAACCCATTTTCTCTTATAGGCACCAGCTGGAATAATAGGAAACTCTTTTGTTACTGCAGGAAGCGATGAGTAAAATTTAAACTTTAAATTTTTTGAGAAAATAGACATACTACTATATATGTCTATCTAAAAACGGCGGATTAAATATTGATTAGTATTTAATACAGGCCATTACTGCACGATTTCTTGGGAGGGTATTTCCAGTATCCCAAGCATAGCCTTGACCGGCCGCAGGTGCTTGCCAACGCCCGCCGAATAAATTTCCAGTATGCGTACCGAATAAATCCTTGCCCATGTAGACCGGACCGTGACTATACCCGGTTGTATTTGATCCAGTGTTTGTTTGATAAAATCCTTTCCAATCTTGATCTTGAAAACTAGCGAAACCTCGACCACTGTCTACTGTACGTCCGTCGTCCCAGCCTCGTATAAATTCGCCTCTAAGGTCGGGCAAGGTAAATGATCCGCCACTACCACCCCAGGTATATCCAATATTAGCAAATAACGCTGCATAGGTAGTAGTTGATACGCTGGCACCATTGGCTTTGAGCCACCCTGGAGGAACTGTAGTTGTAGCAAATAATTCTATAGCTCCGGTTGGAATTAGAGGGGTCCAAATTGCTCCATCATAAAACTCAGGAGCACTAATAGATGTATTAAATCTAATCATTCCTGTAGCAGCAGTTGGTCGCTGAGCTGTAGTGCCCGATGGGAATGTAAATGCTCCCGTGTCGTTAATTGTAATATTTTTTAACGTTGCCACTGCTCTTTCCTTTTAATATTTAATACAAGCTAACAACGACACATTTCTAGGACGAATTTCTGATGTGTCCCATGCAGTGCCCCATGCAGAACTAGGAGCAGCCCAGTATCCTGTAAACAAATTTCCAGTATGTGAAGGAAATATTGATTTTCCCATATAAACTGGACCATGACTGTATGAAAATGAACCACTAGCAGTGTTGGTCATGTAATACCCTTTCCAGTCTTGAGCCTGTGCTGTTGTAAGAGCTCTCCCGGAATCAACTCCGCGGCCGTCATCCCACACTCTCGGAAACTCTCCACGAAAGTCGGGAACGTTAAATGTTGCTCCGCCACCACCCCAAGCATAGCCAATTACTGCAAATAAATTAGCATAGGTTGTGGTTGAAATACCAGCACCATTGGCTTTGAGCCATCCGTCAGGTGCTGAGTTTCTAGCGAAATATCTAATAGCGCCAGTTGGAACTAACTCAATCCAGGCAGTACCGTCATACCATTCGTTTTGACTCGTTGTGGTGTTTAATCTAGACATACCCACAACCGGACTACCAGGTCGTTGACCAGTAGTCCCAACTGGTAATCTTAAAAACCCAGTATCGTCAACTGTTAATCCTTGTAATATAGCCACTTAGAAATCCTTGTTCTTAGGTAGGTTTTGGATACTTAGCTTTGACTGCTAGACAATCTGCAATATACTTGTCAACTTGAGCCTGGTCGCCTTTTACGATTGCATCTAGATAGTTAGTAAACGGGGGATATTCGAAAGATCTAAAATCACTCCAAGTTAACGATTTACTAGGATCTTCAGGAGGTGGTGGAATATCACGGTAAACCCAAGTTTGTGTTTCTTCATTGAAATTTATAGTTTTTCCCTCGACCGAGTCAGGCGGTGGAAGAACTACGGAATTTCCCGGAACCAGCCAATGTGTGGGATCCAAGGGATCTTGATCTGCGTCACCTTGTCCGATATATTCAAATGTGTCTGGATGATAATTGTAAATTTTCATAATAATCCTTTAATATTTAATACAAGCTAAAAGTGCTCTATTTCTTGGGCGAACTTCTGAACCATCCCAACCGGTACCTGTCGCTGCGGCAGGAGCGGCCCAGTGTCCACCAAAAACGTTACCTGTAAATGTACCAAATATAGTTTTGCCCATGTAGACTGGTCCATGGCTGTATGCTGTTGTGTTTGATCCAACGTTGCTTTGATAAAATCCTTTCCAATCTTGTCCTTGCTGGTTGGCAAAGGCTCGTCCTGAATCCGCTCCGCGGCCGTCATCCCAAGATCTTGGAAACTCGCCTCTGAGATCAGGTACGTTAAATGATCCGCCACTACCGCCCCAGGCGTAGGCAATGTTGGCAAACAGAGCTGCATAGGTTGTAGTCGATATACTAGCACCGTTGGCCTTAAGCCATCCGTCAGGCGCTGAGTTTCTAGCGAAATACATAATAGATCCAGGGGGGTATAACGGATCCCATATTCCGGATGGTTCATAAAGTTCAGGAACACGGGTAGAGGAATTATACCTCAACATACCAGTTAGCGGTGATGGCCGCTCAGCAGTTGTGCCAATAGGAATTCTTACTGATGTAGTACCTTGTACCGTTGTGTTTAACAGAGTTGCCATGCTATTATTTGTTACTCTTTAATTCGTTTATTTCTTGCTTTAATGATTTAATCGATTCTATTAAGTATGCTGTTATTTTTGTATATTTAATGCCAATTGGTTTACCGTACTTGTTTTTAGTGACTAAGTCAGGTATTACTTGATCAACCCATTCAGCAATAAGTCCGGCTTCGTGTTCTTTGGTGTCAATTCTGTCGTAGGTTACACCGCTTAATTTTAATATATTTTCTAGAGCATTTTCAATAGGATTAATATTTTCTTTCAGTACAATACTAGAATCTTCTGTTACGCTAGTAGCAGTTAATGTGGAAAAACTGCCATTTGCTCTAGTGGTTGCGCCAATAGTAGTACCGTTTATGGTGCCTCCAGTAATAGTCACGCTGGAACTAGATACGGCTCCACTAAATGTTGTTGCTGATAACACTCCTGTACTAGGAACAAAAGATAGGTTTGATCTAGCCAGTGGTGATAATGTAGTTGGGATTGATCCAGATGCAGTTCCAAAAAACGGATAGTGTACTGTGGCTGTCGATCCAGGATCACTCACAGGAATATTTCCACCTGCGCTGGCCCACGACAAGTTACCACTGGCATCGGAAGTTAACACAAACCCGGCGGTAGTTGACACTGCTGCCGGCCAAGTAATGGTATAGTTTGCAGCCATTGTTGCTGCGGCTTGCTGAGCAATATAGTTGGTGCCGTTGCCTGACGCTTCTCTGAGTCGAAGATCACCTTGGTTAGCTATTGTAAGATCGCCAGTGATCGTAGTATCTGTGCTGACGTTTACCACGCCAGTACCGTTCGGATCTATTGTAAGATCTTGATTAGTTTGTGATGTTGTTAAGGTCGATGCATTGGCTTGAATATTACCGATACTCTGAAATCCAGTTTGCTGACCACTCGTTCTTCGTCCCATATTTTATCCGCCTTATGCAGTCGATGTTTCAATACCGTAAACAACCACACTTAATGAAGGTGTTGCTGTTGGGGTTTGAACAACTATTAATTTACCAGCGTCCATTACAATGCCTGTGCGTTCAATAACACCGTTTGCTACCAGTGCTGAATCATATTCGATATATTCAGCAGGTGCCGGTGTTGCCGATGACGCCACAGCTATACGTACACTAGCTGATGCGCTTGAGCTGCGATTTACGATGTTTACTGATACTACTGAAAAAGTAGTTGCAGGTACTGTGTACACAGTGGTATCTGCGGTTGTTGTAATGTTAGCTGTACCTAATCTTCCTGTTGCCATGTTTGATTCTCCGTAATATATTTAGTTATTTAAAAAGTAGTTCCAAGCCACCGGATAACCTCTTACTCCAGCCTGGAAGTTAAAGTTAGCTTTCATTTGGATTGTGCCGCCTGTTGTGGTAGTAATACGTGTTCCTGCAATTTCGACGAATCCTGCCACCAAGCTATTTACGTTTAGTGCAGCTCCGCCACCACCAATCTGTGCAGAAATATATGCTCTAATAGCCCGTTGTGTAGGAACCACGTTGTCTGAGTTGGCTGTTAAGAATGGATCTGTTGAGAATTCAGTGATTGTAGCTGAATTGCCGCCTAGTGTGATGTTACCTAGGCTCAATTCTGATAGTCCTGCAATGTTGAATGCATCAGCATTTAGAGTTGCCACACCAGTCGACTGTTCGATACTGAATAAAGCACCTACTCTAAAGTTACCATCTTGGTCAGTACTAGTGTAGAACACTCGTCCGCCGTTTAGATCCACGGTTTCGTTGGCCGGTACCGGCACCTGTGTAGGTAGTCCGGGATAATTAGTTTCTACAAAATTTCCAGTACCAATATCTAAGAAATCGTGTCCAGTTAGTCGAACTTGGCTGTATCGTATTCGAGTAGTGATTCCAGTAGCGTCTGCTGGCGAGTTAAATATCTCCATCGGCGGTGACAGTTGAAAAAATGCTGACCTAGCACCATCGAACTCACCAGATTCAGATATCACCTGTACCAGCTTGTAAACTGTAGTAGGTTGGGTAGCGAATACCACGTTGGCTCCAGGACTTGGCACACCAGTCATTCTTCGAACTCCCATAAACTTACCGTTTTGAAAGTTGTTAGCATACCCGTCGCCGGTGTCCTTTTCAACTATAGCAGAATCAAACCCAGTACCTCTATCAATAAAGCTGACGTTGGCACAGGCACCGTTGCCTATTCTCACCTGCGTCGGAGCTTCAAACAGATTGTTAGGATCTGTGATAGTGATAGTCGGTGCTGCTGCATAGGTTGATCCGGGATCGGTTACTCTGATTGCAAATATCTTGTTTTCTGATATAAACGCTCGAGCCTTAGCTGTGGCTCCGATCACAGCACTTGAAGCTGCTGTAGTCGATGCTGAAGGTATAATCGCCCAAATGCCTGACTGTGATGGATTGCCTTGAATAGCAGCCAGTGCTCCGGTTCCTGAAGCACGAGTAATTGCTCTTGTGGTCCAGTTGAGACCATCTTGTGAACTTGACATGTTATTGCCGCTGGAAGCTGTGACTACAAATACACCCTGTCCGTAATGAACACTGGTTATTGTACCTGAGCCTAGGTAGCCAGCTGCATCGGTATTGCTCCAAGTAACTCCTCCGTCTACAGAGTAAGCAGGATTCACAGCGCCGTCGCTAGATACTGCAACAAACTTGTTAGCACCGTAGGCTATGCTGATCCATGTTGAACTTGCGGGCAATGCACCCCCTGCTATCCAGTTTTGGCCGCCGTCAATGCTGATTCTTGTGGTAGTTGCACCTGTGGTTATGGCCACAAATACCCCTTGACCATAGGCTATTGCTGTATAAGTTCCTGCTCCAACTGCTCCACCTGCCACCCAAGACGTACCACCAGTGGCACTATAAGCTGATGCACCGCTTGACCCCAATGCCATCCAACGACCGTTGCCGTTGTATACTCCGTATGTCACTGATACTGCTGTTCCTGAAATCCCTCCAGGTAATGATCCGCCGGCGGTCCATGTTGTGCCACCGTCGGTGCTATAAGAAGTAACAGTTGTGCTGCTTGAGATTGCTACCAAGTGATTAGCTACTGGTGTTGCAGTACCTGTGCCAGCACCTGCTCCTGTGGCCACAAAGTATATACCTACTAGATTAGTTGTAGCTCCAATGCTGGTATACACAGTATTACCTAATGAAGTTATACGATATGCTCTACCAATTACAAATGTACCTGCAGTCTCTACCACAGTCAATTTACCAGCTGCTACTGAAGTCCAGTTTGAAGTGCTAGGCAGTGCTAGTAGATTTTCACTCCAGGTAGTACCGTTTGTAGAAGTGTTAGTAGTTCTTGAACCGCTGGCTATTGCTACGAATTTACCACCTGCGCCTACCCCTGCGAACTCAAGTGCGGTAATAGCGCCGGTTGTAGAATCAACTGCGGTTATAGTAACCGTGATGTTGTTAGACGGTGCTGCGCCGCCTAGACTGGTACCAGCAATAGTAACAGTGTCTAATCTTGCATAGCCTGTACCTGCGGCAACAATATTAACGGCAGAGTATTTTGTGCCTTTTCTTACTACTGTAAATGTAGCTGATACTCCGCTTCCACTAGATGTAGAAGAGATTGGCGAGTAGACTGCAAAAGTAGGTGCAAATGTTGCATCAGTATAGGTCTGAGCGGTGCCTAATGTTCTCGAAGCACTGCTATATGTCGGTGCAGTAAACGTGACTCTTGGTTCAATACTATATGTTGATGATGCATCAGGTGCTACGATAGCAGTTCCTGGAACCAAATGGTCCCACCCAGCAGCGCCTGTGCTTTCTTTGTTTACAGTAGCTAATTTAGTACCAGCTGTAAATGCAGATACTATGCCAACCTGTCCAGCGCCAGCTCCTGCTGTGATAATTAACTTCATACCTACATAAGCGCCAGTGATTTCATCATCAGTGGCTGCTAGAGTAAGTGATGTGGTTGTTCCACTCTGTGCAGTGTTGGCATTAGAAAGATATCCGCTGCCACCAAAGTTTCCATCTGCTTCAGGGGCTGTGGTTGAATCTTCAAAATTATCTAACAATCTAACTTGGAACACAGCACCGTCGCGGAAGTCGTCTTGTTCAGTTTCTATTCCTGCTCCACTGCCTGATACTGACCATGTTATTTCGGTATAGTCTGTGCCTGCATTGTCGTATTCGAACTGATAAATCTTATCGATACCATCAGTGATCACTGATCCCACAGTGGCTCTAAATGCTGAATTATCAACTTCGCAGAGTATAGGAGTTTCTGTTGCGTCAAATCCTTCTGCCACAGATCCAAAGTCACCGTAGGAGTTGTTACCGTTAGTGCCACGAATACGTCCACCGTTCTCTGCCAAGTATCCGATGTGTGCGTAGTATGAGAACACCGAAACTAATTCAGCACGACCGTTGTTGGTTATCCAAGCACCGATGCCATCTGATATGATTTGTGTAAAGTCGTTGCTAACGATAGAATCATTACCACCATTATGCAAGGCACCGTCAATCTTTTGACCAACCGCAGCATACCCAAATGTAGCCACGTTTTGTACATAAGGAGAACGACCGATGATCCATGTACGGAAGTCATCTGGTCCCCAACCTGGATCTAGAGAACAGTATGCTCCGGCAGATACTCTAGAAGTACCGAATTCGTTCTCAGCTAGTAGATCTCCTGTGAGCCCTTGTAGAGTCTGATTACGTACACCAGTACCGTTACGCAGATAATACATATCTTCTTCTAGGCTTCCCATAACCGCGTTGGCATAATATCTTGCAGCCATTCTTGACTTATAGTTTCCTGGATATTGCAAATCAAATTTCAGTGCATCGATGTAAGCATTAACATCACGTTCGCATTCTCCAACTGGATAATATAAACTTACGGTCATAGTACCAGTACCTACTGATGCATCAAACGCAGTATTTGAATTTCTTGTAGCTGCAATCTTAAATGTTGTGGCACTTACTACGTTTTGTATATAATAAGTTGTGCCGGTGTCTACTCCACCAAATACAGTTCCTGTAAATCTAATTGATGCATTACGTTGCATCCAGCTAGTATCTGCGCAGGTGAATACATCTGTGGCTGCTGTAGTTGCAGTAACTGATGTTGTATATGTAGCAGCACCATAGGCTGTGATTTCAGATACAATGTACGCTCTATTGCGTTCTAACTGTAATCGAGCATAGTCAGCAGCACGAATTTCAGTTTGACATATGCTGCCTTCATTAGTCGCACCGTAGACAATATCGTCCAACAGTGACATTAGTGTAGCAATACGAGTCTGTGCTGTAGCATTGCCGCCAACGTTGGCTGCTGCCTGTGTGGCCACATAGCTAAATGCTGCACGAGTGGCTGTTTTCTGATTCAGACTAAACACATCGCTAGCCGATGCTCTTAGGTATGAATATGCTGCGGTACGTGTTAGACTGTTGCTGTTAAACATGAAGTCAAACATCACTGCTTCAAGAATCAATCTTACATCTCGTTGACACTTAGCTGAGTTATAAACTAACGTAGGGAAGTTAGTGGTAATGTAAGTGGTAGCGGCAGCAACTATTGTTTCTTGTGCAGCATCTAAAGTCACTGCGGCAGCTATGAGTGCAGTTGTTGATGTAACAGCGTCAGTTGCTGTTGGGTAGTCGATGATTTCAAAGTCTAAATCTAGACCGCTGCCGTTGGTAAACGAAGCTAGTACTGATCCGCCATATGTGGCTGCAAGCTGAAAAGTATTTGTGTTAACTGTTCCTACTACCCAATATTTTGTGCCTGCGGTTAATCCGTTGGCGGTGGTTCTTGGAACTATAGCATCGCCAACTAGTAGTCCGTGACTATTAGATGTAAATGTATTAAGTGTTGCTATCTGAGTGACATTGATCTGAGGAGTTAAACTTGCGGTTGAATCTCCCTGAATAATGTTGATAATAATATCTACAAGACTGCCTACAGCGGTATTAGCACCGGCTCCGCCAGTTAAATTAGTACTATCAGTCCACTGAGTTGCTGCATTACCGATAGATTTAGTAACTGTAGTATTGGCAATGATCTGTTGCATAACTGTTTTTAATCTGCTGTAAGAAGCAACAGTAGCAGCTACTTCAGTACTGTCAATTTGCAAGTCAGTGCTAGCATTGCCATCAAAATAAGCCAGTCCCGCAGTTAGTGTTTGATAACTGCCACCGTATGTTAAATCATAACATACTGCATCTACTATAAATCCGATGTCTCTACGGCATTTGGTTTTGCTATATTTTACTGCAGGAAAATTCACAGCAATAAAAGCTGTAATTTCGTCCTTTAGAAATTCTTTGTTTTCTCTCAACAAGCTACGTGCATCTCCGTACCCTGCTAAAAATCCTATATTATACCCTGTAGGATTAGTTACGGTTTCTAATATATTTGTACCAATTTTAAAATCAATCTGGTGTTGGATGGTTCTGACTAATCGCTGGATGTTAGTTACTTCAGGAGCACTGGCAAAAGGAACTGCTGCATTTTGAATAGCAGTATTGCCTGCGCTTTCAGTTACATTTGTACCTAGAATAATCTGTCCAACTACAGTTTCTAATCGACCTAATGCTCCAACGCTGTATCTAGCATCATCGCGGCTGATTAGACTACCTGCTGGTCCTGCGTTTGTTGAACGCTTTTCATCACCGACTAGTGCAGTTTCTGCTGGAACAATGATAGGTAATGTTTCTCTGTACTGTCCTGTCTTAATATTAATTGTGTTGTTAGGCACAAGTCTTGCCGGAAGAGCATCTGTGTCTTGATCTTCCAGTGCAGTTATAACGATGTCTATAAGACTATCTGTAGTAGTAGTAATCCCAGTTTCAGCCACATAGTCAGTGTTAATATACTGAGCGACAATAGCTGTAGAGTCTAAGGCCAATGTTTGGTATACTGTAGTTGGAACTTCATTGGCCAATACATCTGCCACTAACAATTTTAATTGTTCATAGGCTGCAACACCTTCGTCTGCTTCTGCTGCCAGTGTAACATAAGGTGTACTTTCTTCTGGCGCAGAGAATTCTCCAGCCTCACCAAATGCTCCTAGCAAGCTGAAAGCTGCGGCTCTCATTTTTAGGTTGCCGTCGTGGCCGATATCCCAAATTAATCTATCGATGATAAATCCAACATCTCGCTCACATTTATATTCGTCATAATCAAAATTATACCAAAGTTCGCCGATTAGTGCTGCAGAAATTTGTGTTCTAATCCAAGCTGTGATTTCTTTTTGTATAAATGCGCGATTTAGTTCTAGTAGATGTTGTGCGTTAGGGTTTCTTGGACCCTTTTCAATCTGTTCGCAGGCATAGCGAATAGTCTGCCAAGGTTTATCTATGGAATTACCGCATGCTGGATATGGACGATCTTCACCTGCCGGCGAAACATAATAGACATTTTTAATCTCACCGTAAGTTACCCACTCAGGAATACCTGCTGAACCAACTCTTAAAACTTGACCTTCTGTGCCTACTGGTAGTCTTGTAGGACCTGCTCCGCCATAATATACCATGTCGCCGGTTGTGGTCAACACTGATAATTCACTTCCTATAGTTAATGCATCCCAATATATGCCAGTGATATCGAGGTCTGGGCGACTATTTGCTTGTCCACCACCTTGTGCTCCGAGTGTAGAACCATCATCACTTTCTGCACGATGTGCCAATAAGCAGATATAAGAATTAGATCCGTATTTTACAGCATCGCCGAGATTATATTCTGTGTCATCTGCCCAATCACCTCTCCAGAAGATTCCATGGCTAATTGCCGCCCAATAAATTGTGTTTGGTGGTTCTGCAGAAACTGTAGCGGTCATCGAGCCTGCGGCATCTGCTGTAACATTAAATGTTGTTCCACCACTAGTTGTGCTGATTGTGATATTACCTGCTGCTACAGTTTTAACATAGTATCTACCAGAAGTAAACACTCCGCCAAAGGTAGTGCCTGTAAACCTCACAGTCATACCTACTATAATACCTGTGGTGTCAGCTATAGTAAACTGATCGTTAGCGGCAGTCACTGCGGTAACTGTGAATGCTGTGCTCGGACTGTCAGCAACGGCCAAATAGTTATAACCGTTTAACTTAACAACCTCGCCTATTTTATAAGAAGTTGTGTTAGACCAATCTGATTGATAACTTAGACCTTGTGAAAACAGATCCCAGTTAGCGGATCCTGTTAGAGGATTTGAATTTGTGTGCTGTGTCTTTGACACATAATTATTACCGCCGTACTTGACCACATCACCCGGTTGATAGGCAGTTGCTGAACTCCAGATATTTTCATATTCAAATCCTTCAACATACTGTGCCCAGTTTGCGGCATCGCCTGCAAATGTAGCACCGGCTGTGTGTTGCGTTGTGCAAATCCAAAGACCAGCACCATATTTTACAATGTCGTTGAGTTTGTATCTAGTAGATGGTGCAGTGCCCCAAGTTCCTAGATATTCTTGACCCTGAGTAAACACCTGCCAATTAGCAGAAGAATTTTCTAATCCTAGAGCAGCAGTAGCAGCACTTGTATGACCAGTGATACAAATATAGTTGATGCCGCCGTATCTTACAATGTCGTTGAGTTTGTATCTTGTTGAAATAGTCCACACATCTTTCCAGTCTGTACCTTCAACAAATTGATTCCATGCAGCAGTGTTGGCTTCTAATCCTAGAGTAACAGTGGCGGCAGAAGTATGGCTGTCTATACAAATGTATATTGTACCACCGTATTTTACTAGGTCGCCTTCTTGGTACACAGTGCTGGTTGCCCACACATCTCTCCAACGTTGGCCGTCAGCCATTAGATTCCATTTAGTTGGAACTACGTCTAGATCTGTGTTAAAATCAGCAGATGCAGTATGTCCTATTTGACAGACATATACTTTGCCGCCAAATCTAACTACATCATCTTTGTAGTATGTAGTGCTGGTTGCCCAAGCTGCCTTCCATACAAATCTGATCCTACCTAATTTAAATTCTGCCATTGCTTACTCCGTTATCAATATTTATCTTATCTAAAACTTCTGAAGAACATAGTCTGTGCTACTAAACTTCCACTAACTCCGGCTCCGCTACCATCAAATTCAGCTATTACCGGAACAGTTATAGTTAATGCTGCTGTATTACTAATTAAGTTTGGCCCCACTTTTACTGTACCTGCAATAATACTAGGAGTTAATAAATCTTCACCTCCAACGTTTAGCCTAGAATTCAAATAGGCTCTAATAGCACGTTGCGTTGGAATTACATTATTTGAATTTTGTAAAAATAGTGGGTCTTTACTAAATTCTCTAATTACTGCTGTAGATCCTACATTAATACCCGATAATCGTAATTCTGTAAGGCCTGCTAGATCGAAAAAGTCGGCACTGATAGTAATAACACCAGTGGCTTGTTCTACTGCAAATTGTTCACCTGCACGGAAGTTACCATCTTGGTCGGAAGAGGTGTAGAATACCCGGCCGCCATTAAGATTTTGTACTTCCTGGAATGGTGCTGTAGTAAAATCATAATTTACATACAGATCAGGATAATTAGTTTCTTCAAAATTACCTGAACCTATGTCTAAGAAATCATGACCTGTAATACGAACCTGGCTGTATCGTTCTCTGATAAGAACTTCCATACCGTGTTCTAGAAAATCTCCTATATCGGGTCTAGGACTGAGTTGGAAATTTGATCGAATTTTTCCATTGGGCAATACTTGTTCGTTAATTCCCACAAGCACTGCAACAAAATAATTTTGTCTTCCTGCAATATAAAATTGTGCCCCTGGGCCTGGTACAAAATCTAGATCATCTACAGTGATAAATCTACCTACAGGAATTATATCAGCAAAGCCGTCTCCGACAATAGTTACCGATGTGGTACTGGTTTTATAAGAAGTTCCCTTAGTGATGAGTGTCGGCTGCGCTAGAGAGCCATCTGCTAATCTTGGCTTATACACCGGATCAAGAATTTTGCCCGGATCGGTTAAGGTCATAACAGGATCTAATGTATATCCGCTGCCTGGTTCCCAAATCTTTATAGAAGATATGCCCTCTCCTCCAACAACTACTCGACCTAATGCTCTAGCTCCGGTATACACTCGATTAATAGTATCACTAGATGTAGAGGATGTTACAATCCAAGTCGGTTTACTGTTAGTTAAAGTACTATCGCCTAGAGTAATATCTGGATTACCAAATGCTATTACTCCCCAATTTAGTTCTGAAGCCAAAGTTCTTTCAGTCCATACAATGCCGTCATATGAAGTAGCAGCGTAGGTTGTTGGTCCAGTAGTTGGTTCTGCTCCCACAGTCTTCGATCCAGTGTCGCCTACAGCAAAGAAAACTCCTTGACCGTATCTAATCTGTTTCCAGTTGTGTGTTGTTGACCCGTCCTGTGTAGGCAAAGTCGCTGGCTTCCAATCTCTACCATCAGCACTGTAGGCCACATCACCTGTGCTGCTTATAGCAACAAATCTTTTATTACCGTAGGCCACAGATACCCAATCTTTCGCTGAGGAGTCTGCAACCACGTCCATGATGTATCCAGACCAGGTTAGGCTTGTACCGTCCCATAATCCTTCTGCTGCAATGTTACCTGAATTGGCTATGGCTATAAATTTATTTAAACCAAATGTAATATCAACCCATTCATTTAGAGTAGAGTCGCCGACTGTGGGCATTGTTGAAAATGTCCAATCTATACCATTGGTAGAACGTGCTGCAGAATTTAAGTTGCCTGCTACTGCTACAAATATCCCTGTAGCCGCTGTGGAAGGTTTACCGTAAACAACTCCGTTCCAGTTTCTTGAAGCTGGCATAAATTGTGCTGTCCAATCTATTCCGTTAGTGCTGCTGGCTGCATCACTAGAATTATTTGCTATAGCAACAAATTTATTATCTCCTGCTGCTAGACATTTCCAGTTTCCGTCTGTAGGAAAATCAAAACTTGCCCAGGTTTGCCCGTCCGAGGAGTATTTGCCAAAGTGCCCAGCAGGTGGTGCTAGAATAAATTTGCCACTAGCAGCAATTAAACTATCGTCAGCTATTATAAATGCTAGTACTGAATTAGTACTGTCGTCTGATACATCAGTGACTGTGAGTACTATATCGTGTTCGACTATTGTTCCACCAACATCATTACCGTCAATGGTTATAGTATCGCCCACTTCATATCCTGCACCGCCATTGGTCTGTGTAATTGAATAAGTTCTTCCGGTTTTTACCACGGTAAATCTAGCAGCAGCTGGAACAATGTCTACAGTAGTACCTGTGCCAACAGTGCCTGTTACATTGATAAATGTTTGGCTAGTTTCACCGTAGACTGCTGCTGCCCATACATTTGGTTCTGTTAATGCTATTGCTTCGGCCGAGTACGGAGGAGGACTAAATGCAATTCTTGGTTCAATACGATAGCGTGTACCAGCAGTTAACAGTGGATTTGATGGGGTGCCTGGATCAATATGATCCCAACCTGGTAAATCATCGCTTTCTCTGTAAACGGTACACAGTTTTGTTGAAGGGTTATATGAATAAACATATCCATACTGACCTGTACCTTCGCCTGATATAATAATTATTCGCATGCCAAGTATGTCAGCTTCAATAACTGTTTCGGCTGTGGCCAACGTAATAGATAATGTTCCGCCAAACTGTGCTTGGTTACCGTACTGATTAAATCCGCTGCCGGATGTCAAAATCAGACATTCAAACATGGCGTTATCTCTAAATTCTTCTTGTATCGCGACGGCTCCTGCACCTGAACTAGTAATTGTATACTCTGCTGAAGTGTAATTCTGGCCGCAGTTAGCAAATTCAAGTGCTAGAATAAAATCTAAAATTTCTCCAGCAAATGCTGAAACCACAACAGCCTGCTCTGTTCTGGTATTAAGTTGTCCAAACCTCACAGTTTCGTCGGGATCGATTCCATCAGCAACTGCGCCGAAGTCTCCATAAGAACTGTTACCGTTGGTTGCACGGATGATACCACCATCTTGAGAAAACATACCAATGTGTGCATAGTAGCTAAACACCGACACAAGTTCACCGCGGCCGCCGTTAAGCATCCACGCACCGATACCGTCTGATACTACTTGTGTGAAGTCGTTACTGACAATAGATTTGTTACCACCATTATGCAACAATCCGTCTACTTTTTGGCCTACTGCTCCTACTCCAAAGGTTGTAACGTTTTGTACATAACAACTTCTGTTTATGATCCACACTCGCTGGTCATCTGGTCCCCATCCTGGGTCTAGGCTGACAAATGCTCCTCCTGTAGGGATTCTATAAACATCACCTTCAACTAGGGGAGGCAATGTTCCGGCTAATCCCTTTAGTGTAAGATTTCTAATGCCGCAGGTATCTCTAACATAGAACATGTCTTCTAGTTGACTTCCAATTACCGCATTAGCATAGTATCTACCAGCTAGTACAGATTTGTAATTTCCAGGATATCGCAAATCATATTTTACCGCATCAATAAATCGATCTAGATCTCTACGACACTTGCTAGTGTCAAATATGTACAGAGGATTTGTTACTGCCATAAATGCAATAGCTTCTACTTTTATAAATTCTCTGTTAGCTTCTAAAATATCAACGGCTAATAATCTTCCCGAGTCTATAGTTAACGTATTAGATCCGGTAACAGTTGGCATTGCTCCTATATCGTTAACCATAAAGTCTATGGTGTCAATTATATCGGCCCAAACATCGTTTACAACACCTGCTGCTATGTTTGTCGACGGTGATGATGTAATTTGAGGTTGAGTATTTCCTGCAGATACCAAAACTACAACACCTTGAATAATGTTTGATAATAATGTACCAATTCTAGTCAAAGTTTCTAGAGTATATTCTGCATCGGTGGCCAACGCTGCGATTGGTTCACTGGCTCTAATAGTGGTAGATCTTAATTCTTCGCCTACCACCGCTGTTCCTGCTGGCACAATCAAAGGTAGTATTTCGTAGTATTCACCTGTACGCACACTAATTGTAGTTCTACCTGCAAATCCGTCGTCTGCATATTCTAATGCATAGCGCACAGTACGGAAGGGTTTAAAATAGTTTATTCCTCTGTTTGGATCTGTGCTATCATCTACTCCGTCTGTGGCGACATAAAATAATCTTGCAACATTTCCCCAGGTTTTATAACCGATACTACCTGCATTATCTTCTACTACCAGTAGCTGATCTGTTGCGCCGATGGGCACTGCGGTTGTGCCAAAAGTACTTCCATCGCCTAGTGTAAATTGTGTGCTACCATCTTCTAAAACATTGCGTGTTAAATTATAGGTTAGTAAATCACCTAATATTGTTAGAGCAGCATTTTGATCACCAACTAACACTGTGGTCCAGTAATCTATACCGTTGCTGTTGTCTCCTGGAAAGTTTTCAAATGTGCTGTTATGGGAAACATTTGAGTAGTATACTGTTCCTTTAAAATAGACAATGTCGTATAAATTATAGGCTTGGTCTATTCTCCAGCTGCCTCTAGCATTTTGAGCAGCTATCTGTAACTGCCAATTAGATGTATCTAATGGCGTTAAACTACTATCATCGGCAAACTGATTAGTTAAACTAACCCATAATGCCCCGCCGCGTCTTACAATATCGCCTTCTTGATATTGTTCATTACCTTGTGAATCGTATTCACCGCGGAAGTTTACTCCTTTGATTATCACAGTCCATGCGGAATTTCCATTATCATTGATAATGTTGACTCCGGGTTGGCTATTATAATTATTCTCTGCGGCAACATATACGATTCCACCATATCTTGTAACATCCCCTATGGCATAATAGGTAGTAGAATTCCATTGATTATCAAATTCAAATCCGGCGAGGTATGTTTGAAAATTTGCGTTTGTAATTTGTTCTGAGATAGCCGATGATGTATGCTCGGTGATACATTTTAAGATACTACCACCGTATTTTACTAGATCATTCTTTCTATAACGTGTAGAAGTTTGATATGCCCCAACATATGTATAATTTTCTACTATTGTTGACCAAGTTTCTGCTGTGCTGTCTTCTACTGTGTCATTGTTGCCTACCGAAATACCTTCGGATATTGTGCCTGAAGTATGCTCTAGTGTACACTGATATGTGTATCCGTTGTATCTTATAGCATCGCCTACTCGATATCTAGTATCAGTAGTCCATGTATTCCTAAAGTTACTTCCGGTAGCAAAAATTTCCCATTTGATTAAATCACTGTTAAAGTTTGTAGATGCAGTGTGTGAAGCTACGCAAAGGTAGACATTTCCGCCGGCCAATACCAATTGACCGGGCTCGTATAATACTCCGGTGGTCCATTGGTCTGCCCAATCTCGACCTTCGACCATTTTTGTCCATGCTGGAGCTGCATCGGTATCGCCGGGGGGAGTGAATAGCTGATTTTCTTCAAACAAAGTTGGTACGTGTTGTCTAATACAGACCCAAGCAGAGCCACTGTAATAAACTACATCATCTTTATAGTATAATGTAGAATCATCTAGTGCGGCCCAGTTGCCTTTCCAGGTGTATCTAAATCTTGTTATTTTAAACTCTGCCATTTCTTAATCCTAGTTTATGAACTAATTCCTGTGGGATATGTGTATCCTTTGTTGATTCTTACAATAAACATTCCTTCGCTATCAACGTAGTAGAACAACGATCTATCGTCCCAACGATATTGAGGATAAAACATGTTTTCTTTTACTAGTTCGTGAGTAGCATCGATACCATCTAAATAATCTACTCCTACAACGAATGTATCAAAGTCTTCTTCTGATGGACCTGGAATATTTAACTCGTAGGCATCTCTGTCAATAATTTGATCGCTTCTTACTAAAAATATTTCACCATCTTCGTTTCTACGTAGGGCATACCAATATCGAGGACTGTTGCCTAGACCTTCTGTAGGAGTAGTACCTAGATAATATGTGCTTGAGTTTCCTGCCATGGTCTTCTCCTTATGATATCTCTACATAACTAACTGTGGCATCGATGCTATCAGTTGTATCACTAGTCACACGAATACCAGTGCTTTCTGGCAAAATTAATTTTTCACCTTGAGTTATTATTTTTACCGCAGTGTTTGGCGGTATTGCTAGCCCTTTTACATAATAACTTACCGTTGTATCTGCCCCAACAACTTGAACATTGACAACAACAGTATCATATTCTGTGATGTTGGCCAAATTACAACCTATCACTGTGGCCCTAACACCAGCCCCTATTCCTAATACATCTGTAGGAGTAGTACCTACGCTAGTAACTAGACTGTGTTTAAATATAGTTGGCATATCTTTATCCTAATGTAAGAGCATAAACCGCTGCGGTGCTTTCAGCTTCAGCAAGGCTTACTGCACCGGATGTTCCTGCAGGGCTAGCCCATGTTGACCCGTTCCAAATTTCTAATGAATCAGAGTCACTGTTAAATCTAGTCATTCCTAATACCGCATATGCTGTAGGGCGTGTAGCATTGCCTCCCACAGGAGGAACAAATCCGTTGGTTCCTTGAATTTTAAAGTAACCCGTTCCTGATTGAACGATTTGAGAAACGGCATCTGGCACCACATTGGTGATCACATTATCTACTATACGGAAATTGCCTAGTCGTACACCACCCGCCCCGTTGCCATCAATGTAAAGATCTTGTCCAGTAGTGGTAGTAATTTCATTATCGCGGAACATCAAGTTACCTACATCAAGTGCGGGTACGTTGACTGCTGTTGTGTACAATGCTCCGGTATATACAGCTCGCCATCTGTATGTAGCAGATCCTAAATCGTAGGTGTTATCAGTTTCAGGAACTAGATCACTGCGGATGCTAGCATTAATCACAATGTTATCTGTGAGTGCATCACCGATCTGTATGTTTCCGCCGATAACCACATTACCTGTGGCATTAACATTGCCGGTGACCACAAGATTCCCTGTGATGTTGGTATTGGCAATGATGTTAACAGTACCAGTGCCGTTGGGGTCTAATTCAATAGAACTGTTACTAGCAGTTGTTGATATAGTGCTGCCTTGCAGTTGCAGATCGTCTATCTGCAATCTTGAATGATATACTGTGGCTTCACCTGCTGACGCAGCAAACACTATGGTGTTAGAGTCGCTGGTTATTGTATTGCCTGTGAAATGCAGGCTTCCAATGTTTAATTGATTATCTACGGTGACGTTGGTGGAACGTATATGACCATTAACATCTAGGTCAGTAGCAGGTGATGATGTCTTTATCCCGATACGAGAGTTAACAACATCCAAATAGAGTAAGTCGGTCTCAAAGGCTAAATTCTCACCCGCACGGAGTAAGTTAGACTTTAAGAGCTGACCGGAAATACGACCAATCGCCATTAGCTCTCCACATAAAGACACCGGGTTTCACGGATTACCAGATTTTCAGCTTGCGCTCTTTGTCGGTATACCACAGTCGGATTTT